TAAGGCCCAGAAATCACGGTCCTTGGAGCATTCGTAGACGTCCAACTGATGTTGATACGGTTTTGTTTTAAACTTCATAAGTTCCCCTTGCATATCTAATTCTATCCGATTATTATGTGCTTTCGCAAGAGTGCATAACACTCTTAAATAAGGAGAGATGAAAAATGAATGATCTGTTTGAACAGATGGAAGCCGACTCCGCCTCTGACGTGGAGTCCCTCAACACCGAAGGTGTAAAAAGTATCGCTGAAGTCGCCCGACTTCTCCGACAAAAGGAAGAAGAAGTTGAAAAACTGGAAGGGATTCTAAAAGAAGCAAAGAAAGAACGAGACAAAATCAGTCTCGAAGATCTACCCTCCCTGCTCCAAGAAATTGGAATAACCTCGTTTGAACTTTCCGACGGCTCTAAAGTCAAAGTGGGTGCTGTCTATGGCGCACACATTAAAGTGGAAAACCGAGAGGAGGCATTTACATGGCTACGAGAAAATGCTCACGACGACATCATCAAGAACACGGTGTCGTGTGAATTTAAGCGTGGTGAAGACACCGCCGCTGGAACTTTTATCGAACTGGTACAGGCCGAAGGCTTTGACGTGGATCAGAAGGTGGAAGTGCATTCTCAAACGCTCAAGGCTTTTGTGAAGGAGATGATAGAGGGGGGAAAGGACTTCCCAGAACAATTATTCGGGGCCTATGTGGGCCATAAGGCGACAATTAAAAGGTAACAACTAATGACTGATAACAAAACAGTAAGCAAGAAAGCAGAAAGCAACGTCATCCCGTTTGATATTGCAAACATGGAGGCCGATGCAGGACTAGGCTTGGAGAACATAACTAGGGAAGATTTGGCTTTGCCTTTTCTGAGAATGCTCACTGCTGAAAAAGCGGAAGAGCATGACGCGAAGGGTGGCGACATTATCAACAGTGTCACTGGGGAAATTTTCAGTAAGGCAGAGGGGATCAAGGTTATTCCTTGCGTTTATACCCGCCGCTACATTGAATGGGCAGACCGAGATTCAGAAGACGGTGGTGCGCCTATTAATTTTTATACTCCCGCACAAAAAGCTTCTGGCGAGATGCCTAAAACTGAGCGACGTCTAGATAAGGATGGAAAAGAAGACTACACCGATTGGATTGTCGGCTCAGATAATTATCTTGAAAACACCGCTCATCATTACGTCATAATGGTTAGAGAAAACGGGCGCATTGAACCCGGTCTAATCACCATGGCAAAAACAGCAATGAAAAAATCTCAGGCGTGGAATTCTATGATGACAAGCAGACTGGAGAAGGGCCAAAAGGGACATTTCAACCCTCCTTCCTTTTCTTACGTTTACCACTTAACCACAGAAAAAGCCACGAAAGGAATTTACACGTGGAATACATGGAAGGTCACGCTTGATGGTAAGGTGGACAGTATGGACACGTACAACCATTGCAAACTCTTTGCTGAATCTGTTGAAAAAGGCAAAGTGACCGCTAACCATGAGCAGGAAGAAATTGTCGTTCAAAAGGATGCGGGTGACTCACCGTTCTAGTCTAGCCGGGGGCGCTTCGGTGCCCCCTTTTCCAGAGAATAAAAAATGTCCGATGCAAAACGATTCGCGGCCATTTTCGAGGGACTGGAGCTAGCCTACGGAACCTATCGAATTGACCGAAAACAAAACAACGGGAAAAATACAGGCAAAGCGACGGTCGTTAAAGCCCCACGCACTGACGAGATGTGGGAAAACCACCTTAGCGGTAAGGGCGATGCGCTAGGCATCATTCCTATCAACGAAAGCAACAACTGTAAATGGGGTTGCATAGATGTTGATACTTACCCGCTTGACCATACCGAACTAATTCAGAAAATACGCAGGATGAAACTCCCCCTGGTGGTGTGTCGCTCCAAGAGTGGTGGCGCACATTGTTTTCTCTTTGTAGATCAGTGGGTTGCAGCCAAAGAGATGCAGGAAGTCTTGCAACATGTCGCTGCTGCACTGGGCTACGGTGCTTCCGAAATTTTCCCAAAGCAGATCAAGCTCTTCCTTGAGCGCGGGGACGTGGGCAACTTTCTCAATTTGAGTTATTACGATGCCGAGGACGGACTACGCTATGCCATCAAGGATGATGGTTCCTCCGCCACCCTCCAAGAATTCTTCCAGCTCCATCAGACGCACGTACAGACCCCTGAACAGCTCTTGGCCCTCACTATAACGGATGATCCCAATGTCCCCATAAAAGACGGTCCACCGTGTCTCCAGACGCTCTGTGCGCAGATGATAAGCGAAGGTGGACGCAACAACGGTTTGTTCAACGTAGGAGTCTATCTCCGAAAAGCTTATCCGGATTCGTGGGAGTCCGAAATTCTTGTTTATAACGCCAAATATTTCTCGCCGCCGTTACCCCTGAACGAGGTTAACGTGGTGGCAAAGCAACTTCAGAAGAAAGAATATGCGTACATGTGCAAGGATGCACCAATCAATGCGTACTGTAATGCCGAAGTCTGCAAAACCCGTAAGTTCGGAATCGAAGCAGCAGTATCCGGGGCTACCATTGCCAATCTGAGAAAATACAACAGTTCTCCTCCGGTGTGGTTCATGGATGTGAATTCCCAACCCCTGGAACTGGACACGGAAGCCCTAATGAATCAGGCCGCGTTCCAGAGAGCCTGTGTTGAGCAGCTAAACTTTATGCCTCGCTCGGTGTCCAAACCCCTCTGGGAAGGACGCATCAATACCCTGCTTCTTGAGATGAGTGATACCGATGGCAGCATCGTGGAGGTGTCTCAGGACGCCAGCATCCAAGGCCAGTTTTATGAATATCTCGACGAGTTCTGCACAGTGATGCAGAAGGCGGATAACCGGGAAGAGATCCTGCTGCGCCGCCCTTTCACCGATGATGATGAAGGAAAGACCTATTTCCGCCTAAAAGACTTCGATGCGTTCCTGCGAAAAAATAGATTCTTTGAGTATAAATCTCACAAGATTGCACAAAGATTACGCGATATAAACGGGGAAGCTACCAGCTTGAAGATCAATGGGAAAGCTACACGAGTATGGGCTATTCCAGCTCATTCTCAGCACAGCGGTCAGGTACCTACACCACTTAGTTCCAACGGGTCGGCAGTACCCTTTTGACGCAATTTAAGGATGTGTAAAATGAAAGTTAAGATAGAACTTGATGACAAAGATACCGCTGAAACCATCGACTTGATACAGCGCCTAGTTACCGCACTGGAAAAACTCCTAGAGAGGCTTGAAGATATTGTAGAACCCGAGCTTCGTAACGATGTTTAGAATCTTTGGGCCACCGGGTACGGGCAAGACCACCACCCTTTTGAACATGGTGGACGAGGCGCTGAACGGGGGAACCCATCCCCAGCAAATAGCTTTTCTCGCCTTCACCCGGAAAGCCGCACATGAAGCACGGGAACGAGCCGCCTTTCGATTCAAGCTGGACATGGACTCAGACCTCTTCTATTTTCGCACCCTCCACTCCTTATCGTACAACCTACTGAACATCCGCAAACACGACATCATGCAGAAGAAGCATTACGCCGAGCTGTCCACAGAGATAGGGTTTACCCTGAATGTGAAACAGCAGCAGGAGGTGGGAGAAGATGGCCCGGTGGGAATGAGCGATCACCCAATCCTATCCCTCATTAACCTTGCGCGGTCAAAGAAAACCGCCTTGCTCACTGAGTACAACCAAACCGAATTACCTTTTACGTGGCATGAAGTGGACTACGTGGCACGTTCTTATGACGAATACAAACAAAAACAGAGTCTGTTGGACTATACCGACATGCTTGAACTGTTTGCTGAAAGAGCCGGGGACTTGTGTCCTGCTTTTAAACTGTGCTTCCTTGATGAAGCCCAAGACCTTTCTCCATTGCAATGGGACATAGCACATGCGTTAGATAAAAAAGCAGAACGGATGTACGTGGCTGGTGATGACGATCAATGTTTGTATCGCTGGGCGGGTGCCGACGTTGACCATTTTATAAACCTTCCCGGCGGTTCGGAAGTGCTTGAACAGTCTTACCGTATTCCCAAGACAGTACATACTCTGGCTAATACAATTTCCTCCCGCATACACAAACGCTTTCCCAAGGTCTATAAACCAAAGGAAGAAAGGGGTCAGGTCACTCGCATACATTCCATTGAGGGCTTGAACATGAGTGAGGGCACATGGCTGATCATGGCTCAGGCTAACTACATGCTATCCCCATTGGCTATCCAATTGAAAAGCTTAGGGTATTTGTTTGAACGTAATGGCTCACGCTCCATCAGTGAAAAGCTGTCGGTGGCTGTTAACGCATGGGAAGGACTGCGCAAAGGAAGAAAGGTTGAACGCGACGTTGCTCAAATAATTTATAACTTCATGTCAGGTAACGGCGGACGAGTTGAACGGGGCAAGAAAAAAATAGTAACAATGAACACTGGGAAATTGTCACTGGCTGATTTGCAGAAAAACTACGGGCTACTGGCTACCGAGGATATGCTATGGCATGAAGCCATGGACAAAATTCCACCCCCTGACCGTGCGTACATAACAGCTCTACTACGGCGAGGCGAGAAGTTCAATGCCATGCCTCGTATCAAACTGTCGACGATCCATGGAACCAAAGGTGGAGAAGCCGAAAACGTGGTACTCTTTCGTGATCTAACAGCAGCAGCTTTAAAGTCAGCCGGAGATGATCTTCATCGTGTCTTCTATGTCGGTGTCACAAGAACCAAATCCAGTTTGTACCTCGTTGAACCAGAGGACTATACCCGGGCTTATGATCTATGACAGACCTGTCCACCAACACCTGCCCACAGTGCAAGAAACAATCAGAAGAGGTACTTAACATGGAAGAGAAAATACGGGTTGGCTGGTATTGCCCGAGCTGCCGTCATTTCGAGAAAGCAATTTTAAGGGAAACCAAGTGGGTGCCCTATGGAAACTAAACTCCAGATGGCGATGTTCCCACCGAAGTCGGACTGGTTACCACCCGAGCATCCTTTCCCAGAGATCTTCGATGCTCCAGAAATAGCTATAGATGTCGAAACCTGTGACCCGAACTTAAAGAGCGGTGGCCCCGGTTGGCCGACCAAGAACGGCGAAGTGGTGGGATATGCCATAGCGGTGCCCGGTTGGAAAGGCTATTTCCCTGTCGGCCACGTAGGCGGCGGCAACATGGACGCTAGGCAAATTAACAAGTACTTAAAGAAAGTCTTTGCCGCTCCTGGGGATAAGATAATGCACAACGCCCAGTATGATCTGGGTTGGATCAGAGCCATGGGCTTTGAAGTCAACGGACGCATCATAGACACCATGATGACCGCTGCGCTGCTGGACGAGAACCGTTTTAGCTATTCGCTCAACGCAATTTGTTATGACCTACTCGGAAAAACCAAATCCGAGAAGACCTTAGTCGAAGCGGCCCGTGAGTTTGGCGTCGATCCAAAAGGGGAAATGTACAAACTCCCTGCTATGTACGTCGGCCCTTACGCCGAAGTGGATGCGGAGATCACCCTTGAGCTGTGGCAGCATCTAAAAACCCTGTTGACCAAGGAAGACCTCTGGGATATCTGGAAGCTTGAGACTTCGCTGCTTCCCCATCTGGTGAGCATGACCGAACTGGGTATCCGCATAGACATGGACGAGGCAGAGCGCAGTAAACAATTTCTGCTCCAACGCGAGAAGCAAACAGTACGGGAAATAAAAAAGCTCGCCGGGAATAACGTGGAAATATGGGCCGCTGCCAGTATAGCTACGGCGTTTGATGAAGCAGGACTGGCGTATCCCAAGACAGATAAGGGAGCGCCCTCCTTCACCAAGAGCTTTCTGGCCGACCATCCCCACAAGCTACCCCAGTTAATCATGCAAGCCCGAAACCTTAATAAGGTACACGGCACCTTTCTGGACTCCATCCTCAAGCATGTCCACAACGGACGCATCCATAGCCATATAAATCAAGTGCGAAGCAGCGATGGGGGGACCGTCAGCGGAAGAATTAGCATGAACAGTCCAAATCTTCAGCAGTTGCCGAGTCGGGACCCGGAACTCGGGCCTATGATCCGTCGCCTGTTCCTGCCTGAAGAAGGGAGATCCTGGGCGGCGATTGATTTCAGTCAGCAAGAACCACGCATAATGACCCATTACGCCAAAGTGTTCAGTGACTTCAGAAATGAAACAATGCCCGGGTTGGATGCCTTTGTGAAGGAGTACCAGGATAACCCCAAGGCTGACTTCCACAGCATGGTGGCTCAAATGGCGGGTATCGACAGGAAACGTGGCAAAACTATTTCACTGGCTTTGCTCTATGGCATGGGTGTCAAAAAATTGGCAGCGGAACTGGGCATTAGTGATGACGAAGCCAAACAATTGACGGCGGACTACCACGAGAAGGTGCCGTTTGTGAAAATGCTTACCAAGGGCGTACAGAAAAGACTCGAAGATCCACGCTCCTCCGGTAGCATCCGCTCTATCAAAGGACGCAAATGTCGCTTTGACCTGTGGGAACCGACTACTTTTGAAATGCATAAGGCGTTGCCTAAAGAAGAAGCAATCGCGGCCCACGGTCCAACGACCCGACTCAAAAGGGCGTATACCTATAAGGCTTTGAACCGGCTAATCCAAGCAAGTGCAGCAGATATGACAAAGCAAGCCATGGTAGATGTGTGCGAGGCCGGGGACATTCCCCTTCTTCAAATCCATGATGAGTTGGCTTTCTCGGTGGAAGACAAACGACATGCCGAAATATTGGCACTGATTATGGAAAACGCCGTAGAATTGACGGTTCCTAACCACTGTGACATAGAAATTGGTCCTTCTTGGGGCGAAGCGGTAGAAAATTAAGATATTGTCCGATATAATCGCAGACTGGGAGGACAATCATGAACTTAAATAAATGGAAATCAGTACTGCTTCCTCGGGAAATCTACGAGGAAATCAAGATAATTGCTAAAGTGGAAGGACGTACCATCTCGGGTCAAACAAAGATAATCTTTGCCGACTGGAAAGAAAATAATCTGTCGGAGAAGGATAAGGAATACATAGCTACGCAAATTGTACAGAATAAACCCCAAACTGTTCCCGACAACCCCACTAATTCTTTTTCGGTGTAGGTATGAGCGCAATCGAGAAAGGGTTGCGTGAAGCCCTTGAAAAACTTCAGAAAGACCTGTCCACAACCAACACGGCCCATGCCACCGACCTGAAAAAGGCCGAGCTGTGGGCCGAACTCCTGCATGAAAAAAAGAAGATTAGTGACAGTTGCGAAGATCGGGGGCGAAAAAGGGAAGCCAAACATTAGGGCAGAGCTTTTGTTGGCAGTCAAGGCACAGGGCTATTTCTACCTCTGTCTCACCCAGATTAACCAGTCTGCTCAGGAAAACATCCAACTCAAATTCCTGCTCACAACGTGAGCAATCGTAACGATACCCTGGGTACTTGTTATTGTTCGAGTCGAGTTCCACGATATAACCAATCCCTTACAGTGTCGATGGGTATTTCAAAACGGGCCGCGATCCACGCCACCGAGCGTTTCTCTACACTCCTAGCGTAACGCACCGCTTCAACGGTTTCAAAAGAATATTGTTTTTTCATGCGTTCTCTCCTGCTAAACATGGGCGTAACCTTAGCACAGTTTTAATTGCCATTCCACATTGGGTATGGGACAATCGTGCTATCTGAATGAGAGGCAAACATGAAACAAGCGCACAACGACGAAATCCCTGCATATGAGAAAGACCCGGTGTTCGAGGAGGTATTCAAACTCACACCGCGCTGTTCTAATTGCGGACAACCCACTGCGAACAAGTACGGGGGACCGGAGGGAGGGTTGCGAACCGAGCAGCTTGTAAATGACAAAAATGCTTGCTTACGGATCTTGCGGGACAACCAAGATCTAGTTCCGAAGAAGCTAATCAAAGAACTGGTTGACTATATTGACAGCGTTCGACGCTTTGGCTAAGGTTAAATACGAATTCTAGCTAGCTCCTAGATGAGATCGCCCTGATTTGGTATCCTAAGACGCTTCGCAGTGTTTTCCTATACTGAGTCAGGGTTTTTTTTATGGATCACAACATCGAAATGCTCACCCGCGCATCGCACTTCGCTGAAGCTGCCTACAACGACACCATCCCCGGCGCACAGAAATTTGAAAACAAACGAACTTCCACCACCGCTTTCCTGATCCGTAATCCAGAGAAGAGTGAGGACTGGGTAATCTGGCGAGGCACCTCTGACCGCAAAGACTGGCTTTTCAATCTCCTCTTACTTTTTATCCCGGTTAAAAAAGCGTGGATACATCTGGGCTTCTATCTCCATCAGCAGGGAATCTGGAAAGAACTCCGTAAAGAACTGAATCCTGCCAACAAAACAGTCTTCGTCGGCCACTCGTTAGGCGGTGCCAGTGCTGAAGTGTCGGCCCACCTGTGCCGAGAGTTCCGGGATCTTCATTTAATAGCACTGGGAAAACCCAATGTTTTCAGTCGGTTCAAGAAATGCCGCATGGATCACCTCCTCACCCATTATTCCCTTGTCCATGCGAGTGACCTAGTGGCCCGCATTCCACGGATCGGATACCGTCCGTCAAGTGGGAAAAACCTTATACAGCTCTTCTTTTCAAACACTGGAAAAGACTACCTAAACCCTCCCAGGCATCTTAAACTTGACGAGTGGTCAATGGCGAACAGCGTCGAAGATCACTCGGTCACTACCTACCGCCAACGAACCACGGCTTTTTGCAATGAGTGTCTCGAATCAGCCCTCACTGCCATTAGTCGCGAGATGAAAGAAGCGGTGGACCGCCGCCGTAAACGCAAAAAGAGCAAAAAAAGGAAGAAGAAACATGACTAAGAAAAAAGACTGGATACAGAAGGCTATTAAAAATCCCGGTGCGCTGCGCAAAAAGCTCGGGGTAAAAGGCAACAAGACTATTCCTGCCAAAAAGCTGAATAAGGCAGCGAAATCCAAAAACCCCACCACCCGCCGACAAGCAAATCTGGCGAAGACTCTGAGTAAGATGCGCAAAAAATAGGGAGTCTTCCACATAGAGTATGCTACCATGGTGTGTAGCTCACCTTTTGAGCTATTACCAAGGAGCTTACCTATGAAAATTGAAAAAAATATCCCGATAGCTAGTCCTAGCAAATATGATTTTGTGCGTGAAATGGAAGTAGGAGATAGTGTTTTTTACGAGGATACAGCCGACGCAAAAAGAAGCATAGCCGGAATGAAGCTCGTTCGGGGGTTAGCGGGAAGGCAATATATGTATCGAAGGCAAAATTCTGGTGGCGCTAGAATTTGGAGAATCGAATGAAACACCTATTCTCCCACGAGGGGAAAAAATCCCTCACCGCGTCAGCCCTCGTTAAACTTACCACACCCTCCGGCGACGTAGGCCCTCGCATCTACCGCGTTATCCTGGATGGCAAGGACGCCGCCGAAATCAACCAGAAAATTGACAACTATGTCGAAACCCTGAAACCACACTACCGCACCCTACACAAGGTGGAACCCTCCGTCGAATGGGAAATCTTCTGCGACGGGGAATGTATAGGGATCGGTTGCATAAAACCTACTATATAGCTGTGGCTGGAGAAATATATTTTTTTATTTTTGAAAAAAATGGCCGTAACTGGTGTAACGACGTAACCGATGGGCCGGGGGCCACGAACCAAGGGGCTTTTGGCGGTTACGGCAAGGTTACGGCGTTACATTTTAGTGATTAGACAAGCTTAATATCGATATTCCGTTAATGCGTTTTGAAATCCGTTTTTATTTTTTTTAAATTCTCTGGCTACAGCTTATATAGGGATATTTTGACAATGGGCCTCTGCCCACATAAACTCTGGCAATGGATAACAGCAAAGCCTTGTGCGCTCGACCAAAGAAGATCAGTAGGCGTGTTCCCCTTGAACATAAAAAACTAACTCGAAAGCAGGAGCTTTTTGTAAAAGAGCTTGTGTCGAAGGATGGTCAGATAACCAAAAGGGATGCGGCGATCAATGCGGGATATCCCGCCGGTTCAGCCCATAGCCGAGCGAGTGAACTGACTAACCCTGTTAGGTCACCCCATGTGGTTAAAGCGATTCGTCTTTTTAGGGCAGAATTGGATGCTCGGTTTGCGGTTGACTATAAACGTCATATCCGTAAGTTGGCAGAGCTTGGCGAGAAAGCCGAAGAAGCCGGGAATTGGCAAGCGGCGATAGCTGCCGAGAAATTCAGAGGTCAGGCAGAAGGCAATATTTATATCAGTAAGTCTGAAGTGCGCCACGGCAGCATAGATTCCATGAGCCGTGATGAAGTATTGAAAGCATTGCAGGAGTTGAAAGAAACTTATGGTGCAAACAATTCCGTGGGAACTAAGTCAGAAGAAGCCGAAGAAAAAGCCACAGAGCGAAAGCCAAGTCTGGATTCAATTCAAAACAGCGGTAAAGAAACTGCAACCGAACTGGAAACTCACGCGGCTTGAGACTTGGAGCCTTCCTGGGGTTCCCGATGTCCTACTTCTAGACCAGAAAGCCACCTTCCATTTGGTCGAACTAAAATATACCCGCACCAACGCGGTTCGTGTTAGCCCCCATCAAGTCAGCTTCCTGTCCTCTCATTCTGAGGGACCTGTTTGGCTCCTCGTTAAAAAAGATCCGATCAGTGCGTCCGCGCAGTATTATTTGTACCGTGGTGATTCCGTTATGGAGGTGGCCGTGGCGGGTCTAACGGTTGAACCTTACTTCCTCGGAGAGTCCATGGATTCCATCATTGAGTTGATTGCAACACATTAATCGACTATACTTTGTGTGGAAACTCAAAAAGGAAAGCTTATGTTTTTTTTACTTAATTGGTTGGAAAATCTTTTTAAACCAGAATCCCCCGAGGATCTGAAAAAAAGATTGAAAGTGCGTATCGCAAAGAATAATAGAAAAATCAAGGATGCAGTTGTACACGAGGAAAAATCCGAATGAAACTTTTAACTAGGAGCTATTTATGGAAACCGCAATAAAGTTAGACACAATAGAAAGAGCAGTGAAAGAGAACAATCTGGTTAGTTTTAATCCCGGGGTGATTGGGGTGCTGGATCTGACCAGAACAATGCTGGATAAATCAATTATCGATGCAAATGAAAGTATCCGTCGCTTGGCTATGCTTTTCCATGTTGATTACGACGAACTGAAGGCAGGTGAAAGACGTAAGATACCTGCTCTGTTTTCGACGGGAACTGAAAGCACAGTTACTTTCTACCGGACAGCCCGGGGAGATCGCCGCATCTCCATTCAAAAAATCAACAAGGAAGCCAGCGCGGGAAATACCCTGAATTTGACGTATGCCCATTCAGCAGATGGCACTCTAATTCTCGTAGTAAAAGTGGGGGAGCTAGAAGATGAGTAAAAAATATAACCACATGTTAGACCTGACTTTTACCGTAATTTCTAAAACTGAGGAAGGTAGTGACATCACAGCGGCTCAGATTCAGAAGGGAATTTTGAAGAGGTTAATAGCTTTGGTAGATGAAGGCGGTTGGGAAATCGGCATGGCAACCATGATCGTTGAAACTCACTTAATGGGGGACTAGAAGATGAGTAAAACAATTCTTAAGAATAAGTTTGTAAAGGAAGTTGAGCTTTGCGATGACTCTATTCCCGATTACAAATACACAGTGATTCTAAAAGATGGATACCTTTTCTCCGGATACGAGACTCACTTAAAAAATGTTTTGTCAGTAAAAGATTTCTTATCCTTAGCAGACAGAATAGAGCCTTGCCCCAGCAATTGCCATTGCAGGGGGAACTTTTAGAAAGTTCTGTGCAATCCGCATAAAGTATGCGACAATACGAAATCGGGGTAATTTCGCCCCTTTTTAGGAGCTACGTTATGCACACCATTGAGAATGAGGATAGAACTCTGTCTCGGTTTATTGAGACTATAAAGGCCCAGGAATCCAGAAAGCGGGATTATCTGGCTAACACCTCGCAGTTGAAATTCCGCACTATTTTCGCGGAAAGGGGAAAGCCTACTAGCCAGATAGTTATGGAAGCTAGCAACGGTTTACCTACTACCATCTTAGATTGCAACAAAGTGGCACGGGATCAAATCGCTGCGAAAGCCGGGATCGATGTTCGATCTTTCGAGCGGTTCCGCACTGACTATCCGCAGCAGTTTGATCCGCTCATTAATGAAGTATTTCAACGGGAACCCGCGCAGCGGATGATTCGCACTTATATGGATAGTGATAATCGAGGTACTGCCCGGGCGGTTGTTTCGGATAAATTCAAGACTTTTGACAATACGCATTTGGTCAAGGCGGCATTGCCTCAGTTACTGGATTCCGACGCCCAGTGGAAAATCGTGAGTGCAGATGTAACCGACATGCGCATGTATCTGCGGTTGAAGTCTGAAATTATTACGGCGATAGCTGCTGCGGTTGGGGATTTAATGGCCCTTGGCATTGGACTTTCCAATAGCGAAGTAGGCCATGGCAGTGTGAATATATTTCAACTGTTCTATACGTTGGCATGTTTAAACGGAATGCAAACCGGCAACAATCACCGTAGCACTCATATCACCAGTGCTAGGGCTGAAACGGATACTTGGGGTTTGCTTACAGATGAGGCCAAAGATGCTGATAACCATGCGCTTGAATTAAAAGTGCGTGATTTGGTCGGCGGACTTGCTAGCCGTGATTCTTTTGATGAGGTAATCGAGAAAATGCGCCTAGCTTCTGAGGATAAAATCCAAGGCGCGCCACATGTAGCGGTTGAGGCTTTGGGAAAAGTCTTGCAGCTAACCAAAAAGGACACCGGTAACGTCATGGATGGCTTACTAGCTACTATCGGACAGGCAGGATATGCCGGAAATCCGGTCAGCCGTGCCACGCTGGTTAATGCCGTAACGGCGGTTGCCAATAAGGCCGCTCCGGACGATGTCGATGACTGGCAGAAATTAGGCGGTAGGGTTTTGGATCTACCAAAATCAGACTGGAACCGGGTAGCCATGGCGGCTTAACCCTTAGATTGAGCAATTAACCCCGCTCCGGTGGGGTTTTTTGTGTCTGGTATTTGCTGAGGTATGCGCTTATAATGTGGACTCAACCAATAGATAGGAGCTAGCACCATGCAATTGAAAATATCAACGATGACCGGAAAAATGCTACATATTCCGGCCATTAACACGAATACTCTGACAAATCCCTTTTGCGTAAAAATGCATAATAGCGAAAATCCAAACAGCATATGCGTCGAATGTTATTCGCATAGACTGTTGAACGGGTATCGACAAAATTGCGCCCCGGCTTGGCAGGAGAATAGTGATTTATTGTCGAAGTCTATTTTACCAGACGATCAAATCCCGGTGATTAATTCGCACTCCTTCCGCTTTCATGGTCACGGCGAATTGTTAAACGGTATCCATTATATTAATTTTCTCCGGATTGCTCAAAAAAACCCGCATTGCACTTTCGCGCTCTGGACTAAACGCCGGGAGATTATTCAGCGGTTTCGGCATTATGCGGAAATAAATTGGTCGTATAGCAAACCGGATAATCTGATTTTGGTTTATTCTAATCCGACAATTGACAAGGTAATGAAAACGCCGCCAATTGGATTTGATAAGGTTTTCAACAATACGCACAGTTTAACTAAAGCAGATAATTGCTCCGGAAGAAAGTGTATTGAATGCATGCAATGTTATCGTTTGGATTCTGGCGTTGATGTCATAATTGAAAAGGTAAAAAAATAGTTAAATCAGCCCGGTATGCTCCCGGACTCATGGTCCATTTATATTGGGCCATGGTTCCTGAACCCTGAACCATTGAACCCGGCCCCTTGTGCCGGGTTTTTAGTGCCAG